AGCATTGAAGACTGGAGCATTGGTTTGAGGACCCGCCAGCGTGACGCCGGAGGTGACTGGATGACCAGCGTGGTAATTGCCCACAGGCACTCGGCTGGTGTGAGGGAGGCGGGTTTCGAGTTCGATGCCCCATTGAATCAGGGCAGCTTTAGGATCGGCGGGTTTCATGTAGAGGAAGGGATGGGATTGAATGAAGTCCATGCGGACTTCCCCTTGGCCTCGTCACCGTGGCTTCCGTTGTCGCACCGTTTTGATCACCATTTTAAAGACCTCCTAGGAGAGGTCCCAAGGCTCGCGGAACCCGATGAACTTCGGGAACCTGGGCGCTTCCTTCGCCCCACTCGGCTGGTGCATGAACTTCACCATCCTGCCAATGAGCGCGTCCCGTTGCTGCCACAGGGTGATGCGGTCCACCCCACCGACGACGTGGTTGTAGCCCACACGGAACTCGATGCCCGTCTCCATGTGTTTAACAATGAATCCGCCGAGTTCACCGCGACCCACCATGCCGGACTGCGCCATGCTGCGCTTGGTGCGCCCGAACGCATCCTTCTCAGCCGCGTTGTGATTGCTCATGCCTTCGTAGGTGTCGAGCACCACGGCCTCCGCGTCCTCGAAGCGTTTGATCTTGAGCAGGTAACCCTCACGCTCCGTGGAGCGGCCACACTTGTAGGGGGAACCCGGCGTGCGAATCATCACGCCTTCATAACCTTCACTCACGCAGCGCTCCTCATAGGCCATCAGATCGTCCAGAGAATGGATCTCTTCAGGCAGCACTTTATCGACGCGCTCGTAGTGTGGCAGTCGCGCGAGTTCCTGCATGCGGCAGGCATAAGGAACCTCGATGCCCTCGCTCACATAGTCGAAGACGGCGAAGGTGAAGTCAGGCTCACCACTCTCGCGGCCCACATGACCAGCGGTTTCGTTGAAGGTGGTGCCTTTCACGATCAGTTCGCCATCCAACCCATCAGGCAGGTTAGCTTCGATCCACTCGCGGATGAAGCGATTGGATATGGGTTTGAAGCTGCGGCTCACCGCACGTCCATTGAGCTTGAGGCAGCGGATGCCGTCGAGCTTGGGTGTGGCCAGCAGGGGGAAGGTGAGAGCATGGAGTCGCTCGCATTTGTCGGCGAGCATGGGCTTGGTGATGGGCGATGAGGCGGTAGTGGTGTTCATGGTCATGGAGGGCGTTTTGTTGACCAGCGCTGGGCTGGGTTCCCTCCTGCCTCGTCACCATGACCTTGTGTGTCGCACCGTTTTGATCACCATGTGGCGAAGACGCAGAACACCGTTGTCCATCCATGATTTGCACCATTTAATCGGCTCTCTGATCTAAGCCTCAGATCCCTACATCATCATGACCTTGTGGAGCCGCGTAGAATGGGTTTTACGATGGGGTCCGCTTCACAAGGGATGGCTGTATGACCCAGCCTCACATGCACTTGTTGCGACCATCAGCGTGCCTTAATGAGACCTTCGCTATCACTCACTCGTCGATGAGGTGATCAAACAACCCTGGCTGCAATGGCAGCAGTGCAGCCTGCTCGGCTTTGAAGAAATCCGCCTTGGTCTTGCCGCGCTTCTTACCCTCACGCGTGTGGCAGTCATAGGCATATTCAGGGATGGCAACATACTCACCGCTGCTGCGTAGTTCTTGCGCGAGTGTGTCGGCATCAAGCCCAGCCGTTTGATCATAGACGTAGTTTTGCAGATGATCAGGATCACGGCTCTTCTTTGATAAGCACAGCAGAATGACCGCCTTGCTGATGAAGATGCGGCCCTTTGCTTGCTTCGGCGGGATACCGTCATTGATCACCAGATAAGAATCATGCAGTGCCTTCACCTCCTGAGTCAGGATGCCCCAGCAATCCTCCGCGCTGATGGTGAGAAGGCGTTTCCACACATACTTGCCAAAGCCGCTTTGCCAGAGTTCTAGAGCCCAGTAACCGGCCAACGCCGCATCTCCACGGCGGATGGCTTTCTGCATGGCAGAAGAGACTTCGCTGAAGTTGTAGCTGCGAATGGTGCGTAATTGCATGGGGTTGGCGGGGAAGAGATCAGGGAGGTCCATGAATGGAAGCCTCGTCACCGTGACTTCGGTATTCCATCCGTTTGCATCACCATATGATGCCGTGAGGTTTAAGTAGGTCGCAGGGTTTGGGAGGTGCCTTGAGGTGCGTCGTCACAACGCGATGCTTTGACGGCGTGAAGCGCTCATCGAGACACGCTCCTGGCTCTTGTAGTCACCGAAGTCGATGTGGGCCTTCCACTTGCGTTTCAGATGCCGTTTCTCGGTGGCGATGCGCTCCGCACTGCGGAAGATCGAATTGCCGCCGAGGTTCTTGTCGCGCTCCTGCACGAAGCAGAATCGCGCTTCATTCCAGACCAAACGATTGTCGAGAAGCTCCTGGAGCGTGGCGTCGATGTCGCACTTGCACTTGAGCAGTTCATCCCAAACCGGCACACCACCGTTGGTATCGCGCACCACGCCGACTGCACCGCCCACCCAATGGTTCACACCAAAGGGGTCATTGCGTTGCAGCAGGCGCGGATCACTGCGTTGATGCCAGCCAAATAAACGTGCTCCGGCTCCACTGGCATTGTAGGCCGAGTTGCTGAGCATTTGTAGCGTTTCCTCCACGGACAGCTTGCGGCAGCGAAGCGACACCATGCAGACGCAGGCGCTGATGTCGTCATCGAGCATGATGATCGCGTCCTCCTTGAAGTGACTCAGCACCCAGTTGCGCAACGAGGAGATGCCCATCACGGAGTCCGGCACGGTGGCCTTCGTCAGTTGGATATGAGCATATTGCTCAAGCTCGCTTTCCGGCACGAGCAGCGTGGCGCTCGGGAACAGTTTGTGGCTGGTCATCGTTCGCGCCCGACTGCGGCTGAGGATGACCAGGCGCAGGCTCAGGGGTTGGAGTTCCGGCCATAGCGGCTCGTTGGCAGAGTTCGATGAGGCGTTTTCCATAGAGGACACGGCCGATGCCGAGTTTTTTGGTGGTTCGTGTGATGGAGTAGTTCACCTCGCGCACGCCCATGAGTTGCAGCACCTGCATCCAGTCACGCAAATCATGGAACATGAAGACGAGGTAATCGTGATGCTCGAAAGCCTGGCATTCCATGCGCGGGATGATTTCCAAATCCTCCGCAGGGTCTTCCGCCTCAAACAACTTGCGGATCTCGTCTTCGGCAAAGCCGGTGAGTTCGAGATCAAAGGCGGGATCGCTCTCCTGAATGGATTTGAGCAGGCGCTTCAAGTCGCCCTCGTCCAGTTCCGCCAGTTCTGCGAGGCGGTTGTCAGCGAGCAGATCGGCGAGTTCCTCGGCTTCGGTGGCATAGTCCTGCTCATCCACCGGCACGGCTTCACAGCCGATGAGAAGCGCGGCCTCCAGCCGGCCATGCCCGCGCACGATCATCCCGCTGCGTTTGGAGAGGGTGATGGGATTGCGCCAGCCCTGCTCTTGAATGATGGAGGCCAGCAACGCGATTTGATGCGCACTATGCCGGTTTGGATTGGCCGGATTGGGCTTCAGCGTGTCGGGGTCCACCAGTCGAGTGTGTGCGCAGTAAATGGGAATACTCACGCCCCTGCGACAGTGTCAACGCGGTTGACGCACACATACCACTATACGAGAGCTGCGTATGGCTGCCATGAAACTTCCCAAAGGGGTGACTCCCCGCAAATTCGCCCGCGCGCTTCAGGCGTGGCGAGAGAAGAAAGCGTTCAGCCAGCGCGATGCGGCGGAGTTCCTTGGTATCAGCAAGCGTACATTGGAAAACTGGGAACAGGAACGCGCCACGCCAAGAGGCTATGCCGTGGTGGCACTGATGAAACTTGTCACCAAACTGAAATGATTTTGCGACAACCGAGTATGGTTCAAATGGGGCCTATCATTTTCCTCGATTTTGGCGGTGTGTTGCGCCGAAATATCCCAGACTACTACCGATTGGGAGACGGCTATTTTGATCCTGAATGTGTTGCCGTCTTGAATGAACTTGTCAGGATCTCATTGGCGAAAGTTTGTATCGTTTCAGATGAGCGAAGAAATCATACACTGGAAAGCTTGCGACATCTGTTTCAGAAAGAGCGTGTGTATGCAGAGATTGTAGGCATGACCAGCACCGACATCGATGAGTTGGACCTGCCGGATGGTAATTATTTAGATCGAGGTGTTGAGATTGACGATTGGATTTCTCGCAACAAACCAACATCATTCGTTATCATTGATGACAACAACGACATGCGTGACGAGCTCTGTAAAAAGCTGATCCAGACTATACCAGAGAATGGACTTACCGAAGAGGACATTCAGCTAGCTTTGATCATCCTTAGTGCTGGGCTTTTGGTAGATTGACCGGTTATAGTTGACTCCGCAGCCAGCGGAGTCATGGAAACATCACTCCCTCCCGATCTCGCCCGCAAACTGCTCAATAAGGACTTAGCCAACTTGGTGCAACGTGTGCATCACGGTGGCAAACTGACCCGCGCTGAGCGTTCGATGCTGCATAATCTCGCCAGCAGCACGGCGGGTGGAACCGGCCCCGCCTTCGCCCGAAACTTTGTGGAACTGGCTGAATTCCTCGGAGCGACGCGTCAGTCGATCACCACTTGGAAGAAGCGCAAGGACGCGCCACAGGCCGCCGCGAACGGTCTACACGACGTTGCCGCATGGCGCGAGTTCATGAAGCAGCATGATCTCAAGGGAGGCACTCCAACAACGGATATTGAAACCGCCCTGCGTGCCCGCAAACTGCTCGCCGAAGTGGAGGAGCGGGAGATGAAGGTGGCGGTGCGCAAAGGACTTTATGTGGCGGTAGAGGATGTGCGGCAGGAGTGGACGCGTGTGGCGGGACGAGTCACGAACTTGTTGCGTAACAAGTTTGAAAACGAACTGCCGCCCATCTGCTCGGGCCTCGATGCCACCGGCATTCAGGAGGAGAACCGCAAGGCCATCGACGAGGTGCTCACACTCCTCAGCCAAGGTCATGGATGACATACTGACAGAGATCGGACGCCGGATCTGGCGTCCACCTGACCGCCGTCCACCATGGGCATGGGCGGAGGAGCATATTCACTCGATCCCCTACTCACCGGTGCCGGGAAGGTTTCGCGCGGACAACTCGCCATGGATCAAGGAGCCCCTCGAGGCACTGGTCGATCCACGCGTTCGAATCGTCTCCATCATCGCCTCGATCCAATCCTCAAAAACTACGGTAGGCGAAATTGGCCTCTGCTACATCATCGCCAATTTACCCGGTCCCACGCTCTGGCTCGATCAAACCGACGATGACGCACGGGATCAGGCGGAGAGTAGGCTGGGTCCCATCTTCGACGAATGCCCTGCGGTGACCGCCCTCTATCCACGCGACCGGCACAAGATCAAAACAGCCACTAAACACTTCAGCTCCGGGATGACGCTGTGGGTGCTCGGTGGAAACAATAAGACCAATCTCCAGCGCCGCTCCATCCGCTGGCTCATTTTTGATGAATGCTGGAGGGCCGCGCCGGGCCACATGGCCGAGGCTGAAGCGCGTGTCACCGCCTTTGGCTGGCTGGGCAAATGCCTGTTCATGAGCCAGGGCGGTGAAGAGAACGATGACACTCACCGCAAGTTTGAAACCACCGACATGCGCGAGTGGACGTTTGAGTGCCATCACTGCGGACTGCGCCAGCCATTCAAATGGGAGAACGTGGAATGGAGCAAGGACGCGCGCGATGAAGTCGGCGAATGGAATTTTGCCCGCGTGCGCGAGACCGCTTCGCTCACATGCGAGGGCTGCGGTCATGCGTTCGATGACAGCGACCGCACGCGACGTGTGCTCAGCACCACGGGCCGTTATGTGCGCACCAATCTGAATGCGTCACCGGAGAACGCCGGGTTCCATTGGAACGCCCTCTGCGCCATGAGCTGGGGCAGGCTTGCTGAGTTGTATCTGCGAGCCAAGGCAGCAGCGAAGCAGGGCGATCTGGAACCGTTGCGGCAGTTCTATCAAAAGCGGCTGGCGCTGCCATGGCGCGACTACTTGGAGGATTTTAAATTGGAGATCACGCCCAGCGGCTATCGCCTCGGTGAAACATGGGACGATGAAGCCGCCGTGAGCAAGCAGGGCAAGTTACTCACGCCACCCTTCGATGCCGACCAGGTCGCCTCTCCGCTGCGCTTCATGACGGTGGACTGCCAGATGGATCACTTCTTTGTGATCGTGCGCGGCTGGTCCCTCGATGGATCGTCACGTCTGGTGTGGCGCGAACGTGTGCCCACCTGGGATGAAGTGCTCAGTTTGCAGGATCGGTTCACCATCCATGCCAACCTCGTGTTCGTCGATGCCGGTCACGCGACGTATGACGTGTATCGCGAGTGCGCCAAGCATGGCTGGGTGGCGCTGATGGGCGACCGCCGTGCCACCTATGTTCACCGCACCAAGGATGGTCGCAGCGTGCATCGGTTCTACTCGCCACGTCGCAAGGTGGTGCTGGGTCGCACGCAATCATGCTCGGTGTTCTACTGGTCCAATCTGAACATCAAAGACATGCTCGCCCGGCTGCGGCGAAACCAGGACCCGGAACGTGGTGCCACTTGGGAAATCGCCGAGGATTCAGGCGACGATTATCTCACGCAGATGGAGAGCGAGCAGCGCGTGCGCAAAAGCGGCAAGTGGCTGTGGGAGCGCATCGGCAAGCGTCCCAATCATTACTGGGATTGTGAGGCCATGCAGGTGGCTGCCGGCGTGATGCTCAAGCTCGTAGGGCAGGAGTCAGTCAAAGCTGGTGCTGAGCCTGACGAGGAGACTGAACCTGTCGCAGATTGACACGGCCACATGGGGCATGAACCCCACTCAACTCCTTCAAGGCAAGCTCACTTACGCGGGCATCGTCATCACCGCCATCGGTGCTCTTGGCCGACTCTTCGGCCTGCATCTTCCCACCGAGGAAGCTCAGGGCATGGTGGCTCTCACGGCTGCCAACTGGGACACCATTGCCGAGTTCGGTGGTCTGGCCACCGCCGCCTATGGCCGTCTCCGCATCAACAGGAGGAAGCCATGACCAGCGACCAACTGGCTCAAGGCATCATCCGGCAGGCAAGCCGGTTCATTGGCCTGCGCGAGGTCAAACCCAATGCGGACTGGGACAATCCAAACACGCCCGGCAATGATCGTGCGCTGGTCGATGAACTGCGCTCGCTCATGCGCTCCTCTCCATGGGAACCAGGCTGGGCGTATTGCGCCGCATTCGCGGAAGGCATGGTGCTTGCCGCATTGCGTTCGCTTGCGGCCACGCCTGATCAAATCAAACGCTGGCAGGCAACGATGACGCCACACTGCGTCACCAGCGCGGGTAACTTCCGCAACCTGAGTCTGCTCTCCGAGAGTGCCGTGCCAGGCTCCATCTGGCTCGCACGTCATGGCAGCACCAGCAATGGTCATGCCGGCATCGTCACTGCTGTTCGTGGTGTAAGCATGTCCACCATCGAGGGCAACACCTCGCTCGATCCAAGTTCAGACGCTAAAGAACGCGAGGGTGATTGGATCACTCATCGCATTCGCTTTCTCAAAGGCAGCGGCACGCTCAACACGCTCGGGTTCATCACGCCCGCCTCCATCCTGAAGCTCATCGGCGCATGACCCAGCCACGTTTTGATTCCACCATCAGCCTCGGGCATCTCGTGCAGATCCTGTCGCTCGTCATTGCTGGTGCCACAGCCTGGGGCGTTCATACCAGCACGCTGCGCCACCTGGAGCTGTTGCGCAACGAGGACCGCCAGCGCATCGAATCTCACGAGGTCAAAATTAACATGCTGGAGCGTGTCACTGATGTGGTGAAAACGGACGTGAACTACATCCGCCTCGCCGTTGATGAGATCAAACACGACGTGAAGGACGCGCAGCGTTGACAGCTCACGCCCGAGCATGGCGCAAGGTTTGTTCACTGTCGGGTTCACCGTCGCAGAAGTACTCAGCATTCAGGCGAAAGCCAAAGAGATGCTCATGGAAGGCAAGACCCTCATGAGCTGGGGCGACAGCGGCTCCAACGCAACCAAGCAGTTTCCCATGACCGTGAAGGAGACACTGGAGGAATGCAGCCATGCGCTGCGCGTGCTCGCCCCAGGCACCTATGGCCGCCGTCGCCGGATCACCACTTCATACATTCACCATCTGCACCCATGAACGGTCTTCAACAATGGGCGACCCAATGGCTGCCACCAGCCCTGCTTCCAAAAGCCTGGTCTTCGGTCTATGAATCCGCCAACGCCTCACCTCGACGCGGCACGGTGCCTGGTCCTGCACCTCGTGATGCCAAGCGTGATCTCACGCCTCAGATTCATCGCGAACTGGTGCGTCGTTCCCGCTACCTCGCCAAGAACTCAGGCTTCGTGCGCGAGATGGTCAACAACATGGCGATCTATTCCACAGGGGATGGCATTCGCCCGCAAGCGCAGTCAGACGACGTGAGCTGGAATCGCCAGGCTGAAGCCTACTTCCGTGCCTGGTCCACTCGCTGTGAAATCACCGGGCGGTTCAGCTTTGAAGAAGTGCAATCCCTGGTCTGCCGAGGCATGGACGTGGACGGCGAATACTTCATCCATCTCACGCGCAGCGGCCTCGGCATCGCCGCGCTGCAATTGATCGAGTCGCACCGCATCGGTGAAGGCAACACTTCCATGCAGTCGTTCCATGGCATCACACTGGACGCTTGGGGCGCACCGATCTCCTATCGTGTGCTTGAGGATCAATCCGCACGTGAACTGCCCGCCCAGAGCGTGCTGCATGTGTTTGAACCGGAGCAGGCTACCGCCGTGCGCAACGCCCCCACCATTCAGCATTCGATCAATCACATCCTGGATGAGATGGAACTGCTCGCTTTGGAGAAGCACGCGGTGAAGGACAATTGCGATGTGACCCGCGTGCTCAAAACCGAGACGGGTGAACTCGGCGACGATTCCGATTTCGCCATTGAAGGTGGGCAGGCTGAACAAGCTGAAGCCAGTGATCCGACAAGCCTGCAACGCATCACCGGCGGCAAACTCGTGGCACTCAAAACCAATGAGTCGCTCGATTCGTTTGAATCAAAACGCCCGTCACCCACCTTCACCGGCTTTCTGGAGCATTTGCGCCGGGATGCCGCGCTCGGCGTGCTGCCCTATGAATTCGCCGCAGACTCGTCCAAGGTAGGCGGTGCTGGCGTGCGCCTGGTGGTGGCCAAAGCGGATCGACGTTTTTCGTATCGGCAGATGATCCTCATTCAGCGCTTCATCAAGCCAGTGTGGTTCTATGTGATCGGCGATGCCATTGATCGTGGCGAACTACCCGCCGTCCAGGGATGGTGGAAAATTAGCTGCGTGTGTCCGCGCAAGCTCAGTGTCGATGCAGGTCGTGAAGCGCAACAGAACCGATCCGATGTGGAGATGGGCCTCAAGACCATCAGCGACCACTATGAAGAACTCGGCGCAGACTTCGGCGAGGAACTGGAGCGTCGTGCCCGCGATGCGAAGATGATTCTCGAGACGGCCACCAAATACGGCGTGCCGTTGGAGATGCTGTGGAAGCCGAGCGGAGGCGCTTTGATTCAACCGCCCGTTGTTGACACTCCCGCCGGAGCGTGACCGCGCTCGATTCTCTTCTCTCCCGCCAACCCTGGCTCATCACCACCGATGCTATGCAAGGCATGGTGGCCCAGGCCGTGGCGTTCTTTGATGCCCGCATTCAACTGCCTGAGCCCACACGCAATGCGTTGCTCTCCGTGGTGGACGGTGTTGGCATCATTGATCTGCATGGACCTCTCATGCGCCAACCGGACCTGATCTCCTCGCTGCTCTTTGGCGCGACGGACATGGACCTGGTGACCGCCGCGATTGCCGAGGCTGTTGCCCGCGACGATGTGAAGTCCGTTCTGTTGGACATCAACTCGCCTGGTGGAACGGTGAATGGCACACCCGAACTTGCGCAGGCTGTGGCCGATGCCGCAAAGCTCAAGACCACCTATGCGTTCAGCGCGGGGCAGATGTGCAGCGCGGCCTACTGGATCGCCTCGCAGTGTGACGCCATCTACGCCACACACAGTGCTCGTGTTGGTTCCATCGGCGTGATGCTGCCATTCATCGACAGCACCGAGAAGTTCCGCAGCGAAGGCTTGAAGGTGGAAGTGTTTGCCGCTGGAAAGTTCAAGGGCATGGCGACACCAGGCGTGCCACTCAGCGAAGAGCAGCGTGCGCTGATTCAATCCGACATCGAGGAAATCGCCACTGACTTCAAAACCGCCGTGCTTGCCCGTGGCCGCAAGATCCCGGACGCCGCGATGGAAGGTCAGAGTTTTAGCGCACGCAACGCCCAGCGCCTCAATCTGGCCGGCATGGCCAAGAGTCGTGACGAGGTGATCGCCCGGCTGCGCTCGATGCACACGGCCCGAGTTGACACGCCATCCCGGACATCCACTCCGATGAAAACTGCCGAAGAACAACTCAGCGAAGCGCTCGCGCGCATTCAAACCTTGGAAGCCGACGCCAAAGCCCGCGAGGGCTTGATGACTGACGCCTCCGCCCAAGTCGAAACCTTCAGAGCCACACTCCTTTCCAAGGAGCAGGAGCAGCAAGCTCTCCTGCAACAGGCCTGCACCGAGCGTGACACGCTCAAGGGCCAGCTCGTTGCTGTTCAGGCAGAGGTGGAGCGCTTCACCAAGCGCAGTGGCGAACTCGATGTCCAGGTGCGCGATCTTCAGTCTCGCGAGCAGGATCTCGAAAAACGTGCCGCCATCAAGGCCGCACAGATCGCCGCTGAAATGGGCACGCAGGTGCCTGCCAAGATCACTCCAGCCGGTGACACCAAACCCGCCACAGCCGCTGAGCAGTGGAACCGCCAGTTCACCAAAGCCTGATCCCATTTTCAAAACCGCCAACTCTACTTCATCATTATGGTCCCCACTCTTCTCGACATCGCCAAGCTCGACGCTGGCATCGGCTACCCACTCATTGAGGAAGCCGTTAAACTCGCTCCTGAACTCGCTCTAGTTCCAGCCGATACCATTCTCGGCACCACGATGGAACTGACGGTGCGCTCTGGCCTGCCCACCGTGCGCTTTCGCAATGCCAACGAGGGCGTTGCGCGCAGCAAGTCCAGCTACGAAACGCGCACTTTCCAGACGCACATCCTCGATCATCAGATCGCTGTGGATGCCCAGGTTGTTGATGGCGCACGCGACCGTGGCCGCTTGCTTGAAAACCATGCGTCCGGTGTGGTTGAAGCCTCCATGCAATACATCGGCTCGCAGTTCTACTACGGCACGGGCAACGACAGCAAAGGTTTCCCTGGTCTGCTTGCACAGGCCAAAACTGATGCCGCTCATGTGGTCGATGCAGGTGGTGCTGCCTCCAAGTCTTCCGTGTGGTTCCTGCGCCTGGGCCGCGAGTGCGTCGAGTTTCTCTTCGGCAACAACCAGACCATCCGCCTGCAAGACGTGTGGGATCTGGAAACCGTCTATGATACCGACGGCAATCCTTACAAGGCCTACACCAACTGGATGACAGGTCGCATCGGCATGCGTTTGGCGAACAAGAACTGCGCCGTGCGCGTCAAGAACGTCGAGGAAAACGGGGCGGGCAAAAAGATGCTCAACGACACCATCCTTTACTCCGCCTACGAGAAGTTCACCGATTTCGGGCTGGAGCCGACTCACATCTTCATGAATGGCCGCTCCCGCGAGCAGTTGCGCAACAGCCGCACGGCCACCACCGCCAACGGCACGCCCGCGCCACTGCCCACCGAATGGGAAGGCATCCCGATCATCCGCACCGCGTCCATCGCCAACGACGAGACGTGATCAAAACAACCCTCAGCATTCATCATCCTTATGCACGCACTCAAAGACGCTGAACTCATCCGCACGGTGGCCCTGCCTGCCGCTGCTGCCACGGCAACAACTGATCCATTCAACCTGATCCAGAAGCCGCCTCACGAGTGCCACTTCGAGGTGGAACTCACGCTCCCCGCGCTGCCATCACTGGCTGACACCAAGAAGGCCACAGTCACGTTGGAGGACTCGGAAGACAGCGTCACCTTCGCCACCATCGCTGCCCTGGCCTCCATGGAAGTCACAGGCGCGGGTGGAGCCGGTGCTGCCGCCGTCATTCGCAAAGTGCGCCTGCCATCCGATGTGCGGCAATACATTCGGGGCAAGGTCGCCGTGGAAGCTGCCGGGGGCAACAACACCGCCAAGTCGCTCACCATGGCGCTGGTGTTTTAAAAGATTCTCGGGGCGTGGGCCTCGGGTTCGGGTGCAGTCCTCCTTCGCCTCGTGCGGGGAGGGCTGTTTTGTTGGGATGCACGGCACCATCGCCACGTGGAGAACAAGTGGATCGGAATAGTCACACATGGATTTTACACTCATAAAGCTGCTGACAAACCTCACGATCTGTGAATGATCTTCAACGCTCAGCCCCAGAAACATGCACCCCGCAACCATGCGCCTGATCCTCGCCATAATCTTTCTTGCTGCCACAGCGCATGATCTGAGTGCTCGTGAGTGGAAAAGTTCCGATGGCAGTAGAACCTTCCAAGGGCAGCTTATTTCATACCTCCCACCACAGGTTACTGTGGTGCGGACAGATGGAACCCGCATCACTTTCCGTGAAGACTTACTGAGCCAAGCAGACAAGAGATACTGCTTTCTTGCTAACCGCGTTTTGAGCAGTTCGTTTCCGAATATACCATACAAAGTGATTCAGGTCTTAGATTATGGGCTTCTTGTTAATGAATTGCCGACGAATAATCCATACTACTCAAACGAGTTCATGATGATATGGGGAAACTACAAGCAGACTGTCGCAGAGAATGAAGCATACGGGGGCAATATTTATTGGGCCGGGTCATACAGCTACAAAACTGTGAATGGAGATGAACGAACTATTCGCAGCTTTGCCATGTCTCTAGACGAGGCAGTCGCCATTTGGGAATACCGATTGTCCCCGCCAGACCAAACTTCAAAGGGGGAACGCACTCCAAAGCTCACTAAAGAAAGCCTTTCTTCAAGCGGAACTGGATTCGCAGTCACAAGTATTGGCCATGTTGTCACCAATGCACACGTCGTTGACGGGGCTCGAAAAATTTCTGTGCGTATTGGGGACAAGCTTGTTGCAGCGAGGCTTGTCGCAATTGACCAGCAGAATGACCTTGCTGTGCTCAAGGTTGATAGCACAACGCTACCGCTTAAAATAGGTGCAACCGATTCTGTGAAGCTGGGCGATGAGATAACGGTTGGCGGTTTCCCGAACCCTGATATTCAGGGGACGAGCCTCAAGCTCACACGCGGAGTGATAAGTGGAATGAAGGGCATTCAAGATGACGTTCGACATTACCAAATTGATGCGGCCGTTCAGCCAGGCAACTCGGGTGGCCCACTACTTAGCACTAGCCGCTCAGTAGTGGGAGTGGTGAACGCCCGTCTCAACGATTCCGCCGTTGCCCTCGCGACTGGGTCGCTACCCCAGAACGTCAATTATGCCATCAAGACAGACTACCTAATGCCTCTGGTTCGCAGCGTCGATGGCCTCACCGAGCAAATAGCCAAAGAGACATATGCCCAAGAGATTTCCATCGGACAGTGCCTTGAGCGCTCAGCGCACCAAGTCATATGCGATCTATCACCCCAATAACAAAGCCGAACAATGGCGCTGCTGGACAACGGGAGGGGCGCGTGTTGTCGTATCAAAGTCCATCGCAGTTTGAATATCACCCACTCCGTTCATGCTCTGAACCATCCATCCCGTGCCGGAGCTTAAACGCCAGGCGATTCAACACGTTTCTTCCAATGAAAAGACTTCTACCACTTATCCTTGCAGCCGTTCTCGAAATTGCATCCTTCGGTCAGAGTCTGTTCCAGCAGCAAACGTTTGCAGGCGGCCTCGCGATTCAAATCCCCACGAACTGGAAGATTCTCGATTCCGCCACCACACAACAATTGGACACCAACACCGAGGCAACTACGGGCACCGCTCAAGGCAACAATAAGATATTGCTCGCCGCCAATCTTTACTTGAGCGAGTCGCATCCATCAGCAACCGCTCGCCTCAGCGTCCGCACCGGACCAACGCTGTCCGAACGTGAATTTCAGGCCATATCCGAATCAGAGTTCCAGGCGCAGTCCGGCAACAACCGTGCAAGTGTCGAGCGGAGTCTGCGCGCCGCCGGCTATTCACTCGTCACGTATTCTGAGCAGCGCGAGACGTTGGCAGGGCACACCGCCCACACATCCACCTACGTCAGTGCCGATAAGGGCCGCCAAATCGTCAATGTCCTCAGCATCATTTTCCTGGGTGATCGCAAGATCAAACTCCAAGTCACCTACGACAAGGCCAGCGAAACGAGCACAAAGGCAACTACCGACCGTATCCGCGGCTCACTCACGATTCCCAAATGACAACCGCTAAGCCGCCTCTAACCAAGGCGCGTAGCATCATTCCCATTCTCTGTGGGATTCTACTTTCGTGGCTTTGCCTTTACATGGTGCGCCAGGCCCTGGGCGTATTCTTTCCACCTCCAACGCAAGATATCTCAATGATGAAGCCCGTGACGAGGGAAGTCGTGGAGGATGTGCGCGCATACGTCGCCGAGAAGTATCCAAACAACGAACAGAAAGGGCGGTTCGGTACCACTTTCTTTCTCGTTCTGCGTGGCTTTGGTTTGCTCTTCTTTGGTAGCGGCACTCTTTTCGTCATCTATCGCGTATGGATTGCACCGTCTGCATCAACTCCGAAATGACCGAATCGCCTAACATTAAAGGGTGCATTGCTCCGAGCCTGAGCGAGCCAGCCAATACCCCTCTGGTTGAACTAGCCCGACTTTAACACCATCGCTTCCTTATGCGCTTTGTGTTGCTCGGTAGCGCACAGCAGGGTGCGCTTGACACAAATCCCGGCGGATGACCATCCACGATGAAATCGCTGCCGACCTCGCTCAAATCCTCACGGAGTTCGGTAAAGTCATTTTTTACCAGGGACAGCCCACGCTGGCTTTGATCTCTGAGCCTATGCTCTCCAGTGAACTCGTGCTGGGCGGTGAGGTCGATGACGTGCGCTTCCATGCCAAGGTGCTGCGTTCATCCATCCCCGACATCCCGCACAGCGGCCAACTCATTCGGTGGGAGAACAAGGATTACCGCATCAAAGCCGTGATGAACCGTCCACCTCACGCCATCGTCACGATGGAGATCACACCCGCCGATCCGTAACATGCGCGTCACTGGCAAAGTCACGGGACTCGACCCGCTGAAAAAGAAGATCGCGGCCTTCCCCAAGGAAGTGCAGCGCCCCATGGACAAGCTGCTCATCCAGGAAGTGCGCACGCTGGCTGTGGAGAGTGCGCGGATCACGCTGCCGTTTGGCCTGACGGATAAACCCTTCAAGAAACTCGCGGCTCGCATCAAAGCGGACATCAACCGTATCTTTAAACGTGCTGACAACCTCGGCACAGCCTTCAAGCAAATGGAGGCCGCTGATCCTGAACTGGCTCGTGAATACTGGCGGGCGAATAAAAACGGCGAGCCGGAAAAAGCTCGACGCATCCTGCGCAAGCTCAGCGCCAAGGCCGGCATTCCCATCGGAGCCATCCGCCCTGAACTCCACAAGAACGCCCGCACGGCCAGTTACGGTCGAGTGCCCGATAACGCCAAAACTCTGGCCATCATTTCCAAGGGTGAGGCTCTTGATCGCTACATCACCAAAGTGCAGCGGCAGATCGGCGCGGTGAAAGCGGGCTGGATCGCGGCGGCCAAAACCTTGGGTGGCACCGTGCGCGGCATTCCCAGATGGGCGAACACCGGAGCTCACAAAACATCGCAGGGCACGGCAGTGGTGAAGCGTGGTGATAAAGGAGCCAACATCGAGCTGCATAATCAGGTGAGCTATGCGCCCGAAGCTTGTAATGACACGCAACTTCGACAGGCGGAACGACGAGCTCGGATGCGGCTTCAACATGCTATGGCCGAAAAACTCAAGGCCATGGCTGCCCGTGCGTTTCGACAGGGCAAGTAGAGCGTGAATGATCAACCCTCACTCGAATACCGTCTCGCCAAACTGCTCGCCGACTACCTCACACATGTCAGGCAGCAGAACGGACTGCCGGCCACTCTGAACCTCGGCATTGGTTTGGAAATGGCGGCACGGCAGAGACCATGTGTTGTCTGCCACATCGACACGTTGGAGTTTCCGCACTCCAAGTTGATCGAAGCGAATGGCATCCTGGTCCTCCACACTCATGCCGACGAGACGGCGGTGCTGATGGAGGCGATCTGGGTGGCTTCACTGCGATCTGCACTGACCAATCGTGGAGCGTTGTTCGCATGGCTTGCCACGCTACCTGAAGTTGAGCGCACGGGTTGGGACATCCGCCGCCTGAGGATTACCCGCAGTGAGAGTGAGTTGAATCGCGAGGATCGAACTCGCAGTCACACCACGCGGTTCACGATCAGCGCCCAGTCCGCTGAATTGACACCCGTCGCCTGAGCATAGCCATGCCAGTGCAAGCCATCATCGAACAAGGAACGCGTCCTGCCTACGATCTCACCGACGAGACCGGTGTGCTGGTCACCAAGCTCTCTATCAAGCCGACTCGCGAGTATGTGGAGCGCAAGAACAGCCAACGCATGGTGTCCTACGTCCGCGCCGAGAACCCGCGCATCACCTTTGAGTTCTCCGGCATCATCGTGGGCGACAGTGCCACAGGCTTTGCCGATCAGCACCCCGGCACAGCCATCACTGCACTCGTCAATTTCCAAAGCTCCGTACACGGGTTCTCGCCCACTGAAGGCAAGATCATCTACAAGGACCCGACACGCGAACTGAGCGACACGGATGAACCCCAGGTCAGCTTCACCGCTGAAATGTTCCCAGGCATCGCGCCATGATCGAAGGCTGGTGGCCCACTCACAGCCTGAGCCTGGCGTCCTGTCTGGGAGCCCTGGGTTTTCCTATCCGCGCGGATGTGGTGCTCGATGAGCGCAGTGGCGAAGAAGTGACCACCTTTTATATGGGTCTTCAGTCGCTCTGGAACTCCATGGCCACGGATGCACTTATCAACGACTGGCATTCAGGCCGGCTGGAGCAGGCAGATCCGCTGCATCCTTTTCTGTGCGGTCTGCGCGCCTGTCACAACGCCAACCTGATCGCATCTTCGTTGCGCAACGAAGATCGAATCCGGCTCACGCTAACGGCTGATGATCACGTCACGATCTACGACGACGGCGATGAACTGCCGAGCTTGCGTGATGCCGATGAATTGATCGAAACCACCGATGCGGGATTAGTCGCCGCGCTGGGGGTGATTGGCATCCCCATGATCGAGCACGAGAGCGGGCTATTCAGACTGCCGCGATTCGGTCATTCGGTGAAAGCTCCCAGCGGTGAATGGATGCGGCATGATGCTCAAGCACTCATCCAGCAGCTTCGTGAGGGTCTCCTCGAACAGAGTGAACCACAGCATCCGCTGGTCAGTGCCTACAACGCCCGATGTGTGCATGATCAAATCCGCCGGCATCTCCACGCCACGGGCCGTCGCGTGCTGCTGCGCAAGCCTCGCTCACTGCGCTCCGCCTTTGTTTCTGAGCAGGCGAGTGATGACATGCTTGACCGGGTGCAACGCCATTTCCGAATCGCATGAAAACTCATCCACCCAAACTCCGGCTTGATCCCGAGCCGACGAAAAAACCTGCACGCAAGGTTCACCGCGACGCTGTGCCTGAAGCTGTTCTCAACGCAGCTCAAACGGAGCGAGAAAACGCCTTTGAGGCCGAGCACACATGGCCTGTCTGGAACGAGCAGAAATGCTGCTTCCAACCAGCGCTGCTGCATGGCTACAGTTCAGGCCGTGAGGCGCTGTTCTACAAGCTGCGCGCTGCCGATGGCGCACTGCCCCTGTCCAAGACCTTGGAGCAGCTCACCACCTTCCTGGCGGATGCGATCAAGATTCTTTGGTTGTGCAGCCACGAACCACAGGAATGGCGCATGGTGCGCGGTGATCTATCGTTGTTTCTCGAAACCATCGAAGCCTGGGGCGACGTGAACGTGCCACGATCGAAACACGTTGCTGCCGTGAATCTGGCCCTGCAAATCTTCAACGAGGCCAGCATCAACAGGGCTGTGCCTGAACCTTCCGAACGAGGCGACTTGGGAAACTAGCCCAGCCCGTGTCGGAGGCGCAATACATCACGGTGATTGCGCGCGGCACGGGCTGGACCGAAGATTACATTCGCTGGCAACTGCCGCTCTCCCGTGGGCGAGCTTACGTCCATGCGTTAAGGCTCATGGAAGGTGAGTCGATGATGTGGCCGGACCGCAGGTTGTCGGAAACTGGACGATGGTGGTCGCGAGTGCGCCATCGGTTCCATTGACATCCAGCGCCGTCTGCAATGGCAGCACCAAAAGTCGAACTTGGCTGGGATAACACCGATCTGCAGGCCGGGGCTGCTAAAGCTCAGGGCATTCTGTCAGGCTTTGCCACTCGTGCCCGCAGCACTCTGGGCAAGGCGATGAGTGCCGATGTGGTGGGCGGCTTCGGTCAGCTCGCTGCGGCCGTCGGTTCCTTGACGGGCCTTAAATCCGTCATCGACGATTTTGATCGACTCAATGATCTCTCCGTCCAACTCGACACGAGTGTTGAGAGTGTTCAGCGCCTTGGGGTCATGGCCAAGCTCTCCGGCAGTGATGTGGAAACCCTCGTCAAAGGCGTCTCTAAACTGACTCGCTCGCTGGCTGATGCGGAGAACAGTGAGAAGACCGCAGAGTCCCTAAAACAGCTTGGCGTGAGCGCTTCCAAGCTGCGCTCTATGTCGCTGGAGGAGCAGATCATGGCGCTCTCCGAAGCGTTCATCAGCGCACGCGGACGTGGCGAAGGGTTCGCGGAGGTGTTCGATCTCATGGGTCGCAACGGTGCCGAGCTGATTCCGCTGCTCATGCAGGGGCGTGAAGAATTGCAGGCACTCGCCGACACACCGGTGCTCAGCCAAGAGCAGGTTCAGCGCCTCGCTGAATTCAATGATCAGCTTGATGCCGGTGTTCTAAAATTAAAGGCATGGACTGCCGAATCGCTCCTGGGTCTTGCCGACTTCGCGGCAGTGTCCGGTGCGGCTCTTTTCGGTGGTCTGGATGGCAGCTTCACCGAACGCGTCGAACAGGCGGCGACCGCGCTTGCTCAATCTAAAGTTGAATCCGAAGAGGCGGCTGCCGCGCAGGAGAAGCAACGTGAGGCTGCGCGCGAAGCCGCCGAATGGTCGAAGAAGATTGCCGCAGCGCAGAAAGAGGCGGCGGCAAGCATTGAGAAAGGTCAGAAGGAACTCGAGGCGCAGGAAAAACGGATGCAGGGCATTCGTGAGCAGATCAACCAAGCCAAAGGCGGCAATCTCAAGCAGAAGCTCAGCCCTGACGAGAACCTTGAACTCGCCAAAGGCAACGTGTCCGACATCGAAGCGAAGATGAAATCCGCCCGCGACAAGGCCTACATGGATGGCAAAGGGGGCCAGGACACAGAGGAGGTTCTTCAACTCGAACTTCAGCGTCAGAAGATGCTCGGCGACATCCTCACGCTAGAACAACAGATCAGCGCGGAGAAGGATCGCCAACAGCAAGCCGAAGCTGAAAAGACCGCTCAGCAAAACGAAGCTCGTTCGGGCATGGCCAACGATCTTCAAGTGCTGGAGTTGCGTGCCCGAGGCCGCAACAAGGAAGCCGATGCACTGGAACGACAGGCACGCATTCAGCAGGAAGCACGGCGCATTGCCGAGGAGACGGGTATGTCGCAGCAGGAATCTCTCCGCATCGCCCAGACCAAGAGCGCCTTGGAGGAACGTGCGGCCAACCGGCAGGATGGAGGTCGCCAACGCATCCAGGGATATTCGGCGATGAGCCAGGGAACTGCCGATGACGCGAGGAGTCGTGCGGAGCAGAGGATGGCCGAGGCACGATCACGAGTGCAGAGTTCCTACGATCGCTTCATGCCAGGTTTGAAGGGCGGCCCGCAGGACAATCCGCTGGCCCAACGCGCGGCCCAAAACGCTGCCGCCGATAAAGCGCCCGCTGAGAACGGCACTTCCCAACAGGCCGCGCAGATGGTTGCGCAAATCCTGCCACAAATCCTGGAGGCGTTGAAATGATCTCCACGCCCTACATCGAACACGGACCGCGCATCCTGGAGATCGAGCCAGAGGATCTGGTCATTCGTCCCTATGGCCTCGACAGCACCGTGCAGGTCTGGCAGACCGATCGTGAAGACACCTTTCATCACGGTGGTGCTCCACCCCGGCGGACCAACATGCGAATCAAAGAGGTGCAGACCAAGCCGGATGGCCCCGTCTTCATCCATCGTCTCCAGTGTGAAGGTCTCGCACGGTCGGCGGACAAGATGGAAAGCAATCGCATCCGTCTGCCCGAGGAAGGTTGGGATGAAGGGCCGATGGATGTTCTCACGGTTAGACCGGATCAGTTTTCGCAGGGCGATTTGGCACCCGGCTTCAATGCCCTCTGGATCGTCGGCATGGAAAAGGAGGATCTCAACGGCCATGTCTGGCGGCTCTCGCTGGACTGCAAAGGCATCCTGGCACCCAAAGCACGCAAGCGTCGTATCACGGTCAACAACCAGCCGGTCAATTCATCCACTACGCTGGCCCTAACAAGCACCACCTTTACCAACGAGTTGGGCGCTAATACGGGCTGGGCAGATCAACGCTACAC